TCCTACCAGACAGGTACTCATTGTTCGTGGTGCGGTCTCAGGGCTCAGTGTCCGAAGCTCAATGAGTTGGCAGTTACTATCGCCTCCAAGTTCAAGCCGGAGGAGTTGACCCTTCCAGCGCAATACGATCCCGCGAATATCACCGACCCAGAGGTAATGTCTCTGGCTAAGAAGGTAGGCCCGATCATGGAAAGCTGGGCAAAGAAAGTCACGGAACGTGCACTGGAAATGCGATTGCAGGAAGGCATTGAGATACCTGGATGGGAACTCGCCGAGAAGTCAGCCCCGTTCAAAGTCACTGACGCTCAAGCGGCATGGGAGGTAGTCAAAGACAGGATCACGCCGGAAGCATTTGCGGCCTGCGCTGAAGTGAAGATCGGTGAGCTTGAGAAAGCCATCGCTCGTACAGCAAAGCGAGGTGAAATGGCTAAAGCCAAGGATGCCCTGCGCGATGCGCTAACTGATGCCAACGCCGCAAAGGTCGATGGAGTTATCTACTACCTAAAGAAGGCCAAATGATTAAGAAACCCACTCGCGGTGATGTACGGGACGATGGGTACATCTTCTACCGCTACCAAAAGAGCGGTAACGGAGTGACCTACCAAGTCTGGATGTCGCCGCTCGCACACAAGAAACAACTTGAACGGAACAAGGAATGGCGAGCCGAGAACCGCGATAAGGCGATCAACGCCACAAAAGCGTGGAAGGCTAAAAACTATCTGAAGGTTAAAGAGTACCGCAAAAAGTGGGTCTCTGAGAACCCAGACAAAATGATGCAGTACAAACAAAAATCTAAGAATATATTGAACAACAATACTAAACAGCGGTCTAACACCAGATAATAACCCCGCACCCTTTTCGGCGTAAGCCAAAACCGACCGAGCGGATCTCGGAACTCAACCAACAACAAAACACACCAATATGGCTAAAGTATCATTTGAGTCAGTTGACTCAAAACCCGTCACAGCAACCCTCGCAGTTCAGCCCACAGAAACTCTGGTGGTAGCTCCAACGCTCAACGACTCAGCCCTCGTAGGCGAGTGGACAACTCAGGACACGCGACTTCCTCGTATCTCGCTGGTCAACAAGTCAGGCGAATTGGGTAACACCTACCCACCAGGCACGTTCGTCATAAATAAAGAGCATCAGCTCAACTCGCTTGCCGAAGCCGGTCGCGGGGCTCCTGTTAAAGTGATCGCCGCTCGTATGCTCAAGCAGTACCGCGAGAACACTCCATTCGATCCCGAAAACCCTTCGCGCATCTTCGACCTCTCTTCCGAGGTTCGCGGTGTCGGCGGCACAGTCAGCCGCGAGAAAGGTAGTGGCTTCTTCTCCGAGATGGCTCACATCGAGTTCTTCGTGGAACAGCCAGAAAATCTTAGCGACGAAGCCTCAAGCCTGTTCTGTACCGACATCGACGGGAAGAACTACGCTCGTGTTCTCTATACGGCTGCCGGTACTGCCTTCGGCGCAGTAGCAGTCATCCTCGCTTCTAGCATCCGAGGCCATCTATCTTCCGCCGGTCTCTGCGGTGGCGCATGGGATCTCGGAAGTGAACTCAAGAAAGGCACAAACATGAGCTGGTGGCAGCCAACTCTTCGTAGTGCCGGTCTCGTCAGCAAGGCTACACGCGATCATATCGCGGCCCTCGCCTAGTAACCTAGCCGTCGTCAGGGTAAACCAACGTACCATCAGAACCCTGACGACGGCACTTTACTCAACGGATGAATCCCGAAGAGCTTTTTAACGAATGGTTTAAGACTGATGGGGAGCGGTACTGGAACCCTAACGGTCATGTCGCATACCTAAAGAGAGCTTTTATGTCTGGAGTCGATACCTACAACGATAAAATCCGCCTTCAGGAGGAATCCCTAGGCAACTGGAAAATGGTTTCTGATAAAGCGATGGCGGCTCTACGGAATGTCGATTCTCGTGCTAAATGGCAGGCCGAGGAGTTGTACGAGTGGGCCAAGAGCCGCGATATCGAAATCGAGCAGGAGAATCAATCGTGATAGCCCAATCAGAACTCCCTAGGGTCATAGCCCTGTGCGGTCTGGCAAAGTCAGGAAAAAGTACGATAGCCGACTACTTGGTCAAAGAGTACGGGTATCAGCGCATCAAGTTTGCCGACCCGCTAAAAGATATGCTCCGTGCAATCGGGCTATCCTATGCCGAGATCGAGGGAGACAGAAAAGAAGACTCCTGCAAGCTACTCGGTGGAAAATCCCCTAGATACGCAATGCAATCCCTAGGGACAGAATGGGGGCGTAATTTAATCTGCCCGACTATCTGGATAGATATCTGGGAGATCCGAGCGAATGCCTCCCTAAGTAAGAACATACCCGTAGTCGTTGACGACTGCCGCTTCCAAAACGAACTCGATGTGGCTCAACATATCGGGGGCAAATCTATCCACATCATTCGACCCAGCAACACGCCGGTCAATGACCACATCTCCGAGAAGATTGCGTTAACTGCTGACGCCGAAATTAACAATGAAAGCAGTGTCGGAGAGCTGATCTCTTCGACCATAAAAACCTTAAAGACCTTATGACCGAAAACATTATCACCGTTAAGAAAGGAGCCGGAAAGGGCGATGCTCGCAGGGATAAACTAGACGTATATGTTTCTGAGTTCGCAAAAATAAAAAAAGGCACCCACGAGAGCTGTGGAGTTGCTACGAAGACCCGAAATCGCACGAGGATCGTCTATAAATGAATGCGAAGCTGGCGGCTGCGATGCTTGAGTCAAATGACTATCTCGACGTAGGGGTAAATACTTATGGAGCCCCAAATATTGTTAGGTTCCCATCCTTCTGTGGAAAGGTTAAGATTGGTAACTACTGTTCGATAGCCGATTCCGTAACATTCCTATGCGGTGGAAACCACTACACGAGTCGTGGAACAACTTATCCGTTTAACCTGCTATTCGATGATATCGAACTTCCGTGGCACGAGTACAGCAAGGGAAGCATCGAAATAGGTAATGACGTATGGATTGGCTACGGGGCGACAATACTTGACGGCGTAACTATCGGAAACGGAGCAGTTATCGGAGCCTGTAGTCTTGTAACAACAGATGTACCGGCATACGCCATCGTAGCCGGAAATCCAGCACGGATTATCAAACATAGAAACCAGCCTTCAATTAGCAACTGGTGGGAGTACCCAACAGAATTTCTCAAGAAGGCCATCCTATCGCTATACAAATGAACGTAGCCATAGATTTCGAGTCCACCTACTCCAAAGACCTGTCGGTTACTGTACAGGGGGTATGGCACTACGCCCGTGAGACTGACATCTACATGGTCTCAATGTATTCCGACTGTGGTATGGCCTATGTAGGTTCTCCTGCTAATGCCCCGTGGTCGCTCGTAAAAGGAGCCAACTGGGTCATGCACAACGCAGCTTTTGACCTGAGCCTGGTCGAGGCACTTCTGGAACGCAAAGTCATCCCGAAAGTCTACCCTAGGGAGGTCTACGACACGGCTGACCTGAGTGCCTACCTTGGGTTCCCACGCAGTCTGGCTGAAGCCGCCAAGTACCTCCTAGGGATCGAGATCAGCAAGGCCACCCGCGACAACATGAAGGGCAAGAGCTGGGAGAGCATGAGTACCGAGTTCAAAATGGAAGTAGCAGAGTACGCCCTACTCGATTCAAAGCTCACCCTAGAGCTGTACCTCAAACATGGACACAAGATGCCGAGGCACGAGTGGGACGTATCCCGTATGACCCGCGAGATGGGAATGCGTGGTGTACCTGTAAATCTCGGCAAGCTCCAAGCCGCACAGGATGCGCTACTCGACGAAGTGGAGAACAATAAGAAGCTCTTGCCTTGGGTAGGAGCGAGCCACCTACCCCCTCTCTCGATTCAAGCGGTCAAAGATCAGTGCGCTGCCGTAGGGATATGGGCTCCCACCAGCTTCGCGGAGAAGGATGCCGAGTCTCAAAAGTGGGAGGATGAATTCGGAGATATCTACCCTTGGGTCAACGGCGTACGGGCATTCAGGAAGGCGAACAAGCACTTGAAGGCCATAGAAACCATGATCTCCCGTACCCGTCCCGATGGTCGTATGGGCTATGACTTGAAGTTTTTCGGAGCCTCAACCGGCAGGGATTCAGGATCGGGTGGCTGGAACGCCCAGAACTTACCCAAAGCCGAGATCGCCGGCGTAGAAATCCGCAAACTAATTGAAGCGCCCAAGGGAAAGACCTTGATTGTAGCCGATCTGGCCCAGATTGAATCGCGAGTCATCTCGTTCTTAGCCGAGGATGAGGCTTCCTTGGACATCATGCGCTCTGGAATGGACGTTTATGAGGCTCATGCGAGGGCCACAATGGGCTACACCGACCCGCGCCCACTCAAGGAAGTGGACAATAAGCTCCGTCAACTGGCTAAAGCTCGTGTCCTAGGGCTCGGTTTCGGCTGTGGAGCCGAGAAATTCCAGGTAGTAGCGAAGATGATGGCTGGTCTGGACATCAGCCCTGAAGATTCCGAGCGCATTGTACGCGAGTATCGCGAGAGCAACCCCAAGATTATTGCTCTGTGGGGCGATCTGGATGCCAATATCAAGCGGAACTACGACCGCGACATGAAGCTCGGCCTACCTTCGGGTCGCTGGCTCACCTCCTGGAAGTGCGCTCGTGAAGGCCGCAACAGCTCCTGCATGATCCCCCGCAACGGAACCCTCATGCGGTCTAAGATTTATGGGGGCTTACTAGCGGAAAATGTGACTCAAGCTACCGCCAGAGATATTTTCATGCACCAGTGCCGAGCCATCGAGGGAGCGGGATACGAGATCATCCTTCGGGTTCACGATGAAGTTGTTGTCCTGGTGGATGAGGAAAACGCCGAGCATCACCGCAAGGAGATCGTGCGCCTGATGACCATCACGCCGGATTGGTGTGAGGGACTACCGCTCGACGCTGAAGCCACCATCACACCTGTTTACTGCAAGTAATAACCACACAACCAACAATGAAAACAGACTATACCTGCACCAACGAAGAATGCGAACACGAGTTCGAGGTAAAATTCACACCAGCTACACGGGATCGCTACATGTCCGGTCGTATGGAAGATGCCGAACAGGGCTCCGCTGCCGAGGTTTGGCCCTGTGAATGCCCTAAGTGTGGCTACGAAGTTGACATCGAGCAAGTCGAGGAGAGTATCTAAAGATAATAACCCCGCATCTTTTTTGAACAACCAGCTCTCTGAAGGGTCTATAATAACCTCGCACCACAAGTAAAATGCCTATCGCACCAGAAAAACACCGACCAGAAGACCTCTGGATCGAACCATGTCCTCCCTCCGGCAGTGGTTGCCACCGCTGGATGTACAAAGCCTGCTCAACCCTCGCGGCAACAGGAGCCAGTGACGAAGCCATCATCTCTTGGGTCAGCCACTGGCTCTCCCGACCAGAGCAACCTGGGGAAATTACGAATACTCTTAACACAGTTCGCGCCCGCCTATCCGGCAAGGACACGGAAAAGATAGCCGTAAGGGTCTCTGGACTCGCGGTCAATGAGTACAAGATCGATGAGATGACCAAGGAAGGCCCGACAGCGATGGCTTTCTTCATGGATCGTAGTCCGATTGATCCTGCAAAAGCCACTATTGGTGATGCTCTACGGGCTCTGTATCGCCCCGAAGAGAAGACCCTCATCTTCACCAACGAACGCTCTCAAGGCCAGCTAGTGTGGCATTCTGGCGTTCCTGACTACGCTCTGGAGTACACCATAGCCGTCAACGAGAAGGGTGCTTGGTTCACCATGAACCCTGTCAACGGAGTCTTTACCCATATCCCACGACTCGGCAAGAAGTCCCGCCGATCCGAGGAGAACCTGACCGCCTACCGATATGCCCTAGTCGAAAGCGACAACCTCCCAGTTCCTCTCTGGCTCACGATCATCAAACAGCTATCCCTCCCAATAGCCTCCATAACTTTATCGGGCAACGAAAGCGCCCACGCTCTGATCCTTCTCGATGCCACCAGCCGCGAAGACTGGATCAGCAAAGCCAACGAGCTAGCCAAGCTCGTCATCCCCCTAGGGGCTTGTCAGGGCTCCCTCACTTCAGTCCGTCTCACAAGACTACCAGGCGTGTGCCGTGGAGATAACCAAAACTCACAGAAACTTCTATGGCTCAACCCGACGCCCTCATCGACACCGATACAGAACTTCCCCCTTCGCACGAAGTAGCACCCGCTACCCAGAAGGCCGAGGAGACTGATGAAACCTTCGGGGCTGCCCTGAAGGTCGATACCTCCTTCATCAATGACATCTACTACGATGGCAAAAACTACTTCATGCGAAGCGCCGACGGTACTTGGCGTGGCGAATCCTCATCCGCAGTGACCTCCTGCCTCAAGGTGCGGGGCTTCTCGGATAAAACACCAGCCGGCATGGCCTTCTCCCGCATGGATCAAGTCAAGGAACTGATCCGCCGACACCGACGAGTCGATGGCGCTGCACCCTTCATTTATCACCCTGGAGACCTCTGGGACTACAATGGCAAGACTCTGTTGAATGTTGCACGTTGCAAGGTTCACGATTCGGCTGACGTTGCAGATGCTTGGGGGGTCAAGTTCCCACGATACGCTGCGGTACTCGACAATGTGTTCTCCGAGCCGGACTACAAGGACATCTTTCTGACTTGGCTGAAGCGGTTCTACACCAGTGCCGAGTCAGGATGTGTCGCCCTAGGTCAGGCTATGGCCCTCGTAGGCCCAGTCCATTGCTACAAGAGCTTCCTTGTCGAACGCCTACTCACCCCAGCAATGGGCGGCTACGCCGATCTATCCTCCCTAGCCTCCGGCGAAAGTAACGGATTCAACGCCGAAGTCTTCAGCAGTCCCCTAGCGGTGATCGATGATGCACGATCCACGAATAATGATACCGCTCGCCAGAGATATTCAGCCGTAATCAAGAAGCTATGCGCCCACGGGAAGCACAAGTTTCATGAGAAGTACATGACCCCGTGTATCATTGAGTGGCGGGGAAGGGTCGTGATCGCCATCAACGATGATGCCGAGTCGATCCGTATGCTACCCGATCTGGATATCAGCAACGCGGATAAGATTATCGCTTTGCAAATGAAGAGTTGGGCGAATCACCCCTCCCCTGAGTCGTTTAACGGGCTAGAGGAAGATGAGCTATGCCACTTCCTAGCATGGCTCAAGGACTGGACACCCCCTGCGAGTCTAATCAATACAAAAAGCCGATATGGGATGCCAGCATTCCTAGCTCCAGCCATCAAGGACGCAGCATTCGCCAGCTCAAGTGTCGCCGGACTATCTGAGCTGATCCTAGCTTGGTGGAAGCGCGGAGGGATTGACCGACGAAAGGCCGGCCCTTGGGTAGGCAATGCTACCGATCTACTGACTGCCATCACTGATGAACTACCTGGAGTGGATAAGGGACTCAACCGGTATCACCTAGGCCGACAACTTTCAGCCCTATCCACCCGCGAGGGCTCCCGTGTCGAGCTGATCTCTTCAAAATCATCGAAACATAAAGGGGCTAACCGATTCAGGATTCACCCTCCCGAAGAGGGTGATGATGCCCTCATGGTCGAGGAACCCTATTAAGCCATGAAATACTACATCGAGAGAATCTTCATGCGCTTCCTAGGGCTATGTCCTCGATGCCTCTTCTCGATCTACTGGATCGACGGCTCAACGGCTGCCTGTCCCTTCTGCGGAATGCGATCACACAAATAAACCTATGACAATAATACATGCCATTGAATCAGTAGGCTTGGGAGCCTTGGGGATGCTTCTTATGTTCATCACCATCTGCTTTGCACCTGAGATCGGAGAGCTACTAGAGAAGTTCAACCTATGGAGGAAACGATGAAGACTACCCTCATCGAAAAAAAACTCAATGGGCAGGCCGGACTCGCCCTCATAGGCCATAAAGGAAAGCCGGTCGTACTCGACCCAAGACTAACCACAAAGGCTCGCCTAGCGACCTTAGCGCATGAGGTAGCCCATCATGTCAACTACGAGTGGCAGTTAGAGGAGGTCTATGGGTTCACCGATGACGAGGAGGAGCAGTTCACCACCGACTTAGGACGTGCCATTGCCAAAGCCCTATGGAGGGATGGCTGGAGGAGATGCCAGGGCGAATCGATGGACGAGGAGCGTTCGAAGGTTCAGTACCGAGCAATCTCATGGGCAGATGAGAAACCATGCAAGGTTAAGGGGAAATGAAGACCTGTGAAGGTATCCGTATTTTCCACCCACTCTCCTAGCATTACTTGCCTGAACCAAGTCAGCGCACCAAACAAACAGGCGTACTGTGACCGGCACGGCTATCAGTTTCACAACCTAGAAATCGAATACGACCGGCATGTAGAATCCCTGCAGCGGCTTCAAGACATAATTAACGATAACGATGTCGTGATGATGATGGGGTGCGACACAGCTTTTACAAACCCAGATATCAGAATCGAAGATAAAGCCGTACTCGATGACCCGCGACCAGTAATCTCAAAAGAAGAGTTCGGCAACAACCCGATCAATAACGACGTTATGATCTGGAAACGTACCCAGCCATGCTTGGAGTTACTACAATCGGTTATCGAAGAAGCCCAGAGCTGGCTATCTCACGGGTGGCTGTGGCAAAACCACATGGCAGAAAACTACATAGAACGGCTACTGATTCATGAATCACGATACATGAACTCGACATTCTATCCGTGGAGCCGTGACGGCGATGTATTTACCCAGATTCCTAGTCGGTCGAGCTGGAAGCGAGGTGACTGGGTTATACACGCCCTAGGTATGCCGACACCGGCTACTCGCGCCGAGGTTATCAAATGGGCGCTTGGACGAGCCAAGGGAACCAACAAGCCGTTTCAAGTTGTGTTGCGCTAGTAGTTAGTACGGACTTGCAAACCAGCGGGTTGCGTGGATAATAACCTGTATGACTGCGGCAGCCTATTTCATATCTTTACTCAATGGAGCTACTCAGGCGCACCTGTTGCACCTGAAGTCAAAGTCGTATGCCGAGCATGTGGCCCTAGGGGTTCTTTATGACGAGCTGCCGGAGCTAACCGATAGCCTGGTCGAAGCATACCAGGGAATTAACGGGTTAATTGAGTCATACCCACCCCAGACGTTAGCCGTCAGCTCCGATGCTTTGAAGTTTGTAGAGATCCTTCGGGCATTCGTCTTGGATAACCGGCAGAGTGTCGGCGATAACTCCGAGCTACAGAACCTAGTAGACGAGATCCTAGCTCTAGTAGACTCGACGATCTATAAGATCACGAACTTGAAGTAAGCCGGTCGGGGTAGATACCGAAGCTGGACAAACGGAGTGGACTGTAAATCCACGGGCATTAGCCTTCGAAGGGTCGAAGCCTTCTCTGCCCACCGACGTAGAGTATAATCTAAAGATTCCTTTACACGATTAGCATATGGTATAAACGGCTGGCGTATTATTTACTACGAATGCGTAGTTATGGACGAGGTTTTGGTGGGGGTAACCCTCAAAAAAAATGGGGGACGGGGGTTGTTTTGGGGGTACGTTTTTTTCGTAAAGCCCTTACTACGATGGTGTTACTACAAAATGGGGGATTGGGGGAGGAATCGGGGAAAGACTTGTGTGGAAACTGTGGGGAGAACGGCGACGGGAAAACTCCCTATATATATATATTTTTGAAATAGAAAAGTATAAGGGATCCCCCATCCCCCATTTTACTCCTTCGAGCGAGTGTTTATCGGCCTTCGTAAGGTGGGGGATCGTAGTTGGGGGATTAAAAGCGATCACCCATTCCCCCTTCGTCATTAAACCCTTCGGAGTTTCCGAATAGCTGCCATCATCGCCTGGTACTAGCATATCGTCGGGCTTGGGGCATCGCCATTCCGTATGTCCTGCGAGTAGCTTATATCGTCGAGGTAGCCTTGGATCTGAGCCTCTATCTCGGATTTGGCATTTTTAACTGTGGCGTCTTTCTTGACCCCTTTAGCGAGGCATAGGAGGAGGTGATCGTTGACGGGTATCCTGATGATGATGTTTTTATGTGTCTTCACTATAGGTACTACGGATCGAGATGCTCAAATTCAACAAATAAGATTTTTGACTCTGTAAAAAAGATTCTTCCGAGTCGGCTACATCAGGCTAATAGTTAATAACTTCCAGCCAGGACACAAAAAATTTATATGGGGTCATTATGTGGGGCGCGCGCGCGAGGGGGGCTGCCGGAGGGGACGGAAGGGGGGTCGGTGGTGGGTGTCGGACAGAGACTTTTCAGTGTCCAACGGGTTTAGAATCAGTTGGATTACTCTGTAGATTCGGGCAATGTCACTGATTCTGTAAAAACCCTAGGGGCTGACCTTTTTGCGTAATACTCTGATTCTGAACCTATTGTGGAGATATCACCAAGGACGGCAATGTTCACTGATGCCTGTTCTTTCTCTACCTTGTCCAAACCTGTTGCCCTTCTTCCCATGTCCACAGCAATTTTTAACTTGTCTATCTTTGCAAGTAGCTGATCTTCAGACATTTGTGAAGCGTAGTCAGTCAGTCTTTCACTGATGGAATGCTCGCTTTCTCTCACCTTCGCAGCTCTGTCAGCCCAAATATCATGCAAGATCGTGGTGCTTTTCTCTGTAGGAGTTGCGGCGGTTGCTTTGTATCTTTCAGGGACAACATTCCATTTTTCTCTGTGAGAACGTGCTTTTATCGTTCCAACGGCTACGCCGAATCTCTCTGAAAGTTCAGTGAACGGCATTCCTTCCAAGTAGAGAGAACGGATGAGAAGCCAGTCTGCAACTATCTTTTGACGCATGATCCATGAACCATGAAGCATGAACCATGAAAAAGCAACAATTTAACATTAGTCCGTAGACCGACTAGGTAGCCTTTGGACAGAGTAAAACCCGATGCTGGCGATTGTTAATTGTGGGAGAAAGAAGTGACAACCCGAAACGCTACCCAATGGAAAGCGGCTTCAATCACCTCCCATACTTAAAACAATGAAGACAACAAGCAACAATGCCACCATCACCATCAGCTTCCCTATGGAGTTGATCCCTGCCTCCCAAGCAAAGGCGGCAAAGCCATCAGCATGGGTATTCGCAGATCGTATCTCCGCCAATGAAGGTTTGAAGGTAGTTCATGCCGAGGAGAAGGCGAAGATAAAAGCTGATGTTCAGAAGGCCATCAAGGCGAAGGAGACAACGGGAGAGGAGATTCGCAAGGCACTGAAAATCGCAGGATGGAGTAAACAGGAATGCTCTGACCTTCTCCTTCAATACGGAATCACTGGCCGCTCGAAGGATAAGCCAACAGGAAAGAGGGCGATTCAATCCGCCAAGATCGAGGAACACGCAAAGGCGATTCAGGATTTCGCCGCTGGTCTCGTGAAGAGCAAAGCTGATCGCAAGGCCGCTCTTGCTCGTGCCTACAAGAACGAGCGGAACGCCTAGTCGGTTTACGGACTAGCTGACCGACCAACGGCACGTTCTAGGGCTTTCCCTAGGGCGATGCCGGAGTCGTTTTGCAATCCTGCAACTCGAAAACAACACAAAAACAAAAGCAAAGAACACACATGAAAACTACACTTAACAAAAACCTTCGGGCATTCAGAGATCAGATCAGAGCGGAGGAACTGAATCGTGAATCACGATTGGTGACTCTTGAATCATTCGAGCTGGATCTTGTGACCCCTAGGGCGAAAGAAA